GGACCCGACCAGTGGGCATACGCTCGCGTGAATAGCTATATAGCGGCCCTCAGGACTGGCAGATTTCAGGGCGGGAAGCATGACCAAGATTTATTTCCGAAAGGACATCCACTAAGCTCAAAGAAATGATGCAGTGTCAAGACCACAAGCACAACAGAAGATACCATCTAAGGAGTATTTGAAAAGATGGAAAAGACAACAACGCTTAAAGCAACACAATCAATGATGTCAAGTTTCTTCAAAGAGCTGAGGAACTTTAGACGCGGCAGAGTGTCGGTTGCGCAGGAAATAAGAAGACAAACAATATTCCGCAAAAATTTAGAAGCCTTGTTACAAAAAAGAGTTAACACCGCTTTTAGAAGATTTCTAAGATCCTCTATGTTTCTTTATAGAGAAACAGGAATATATGAACCCGAGATAGCAAGAGATAGGTTAAACGAGGAATTGTTCCCAGTCATGCTGTCATTTTACCGCAGAGTTTTTCTAGCAACGTATCAGAATAACGAGGAATACTACAATCGTTCCATGAAGGACGAAGCTGAGGCGGTGGTGTTCGGTAAAAACAAGGATATAGAAATATTAGTCAAAGAGTATTTCCGCACCAAAGAACTCATCTTGGCGGGCATCTCTACACGACAGGCCAGACAAATTGGCAGGGAAATAGAAAAACTGCGTGCAGAAGAGTTGACCCTTCCACAAATAGCCAGGGAAGTTACAAAGAAGTTTACCAAGATTCAGAGAAGCAGAGCAGCACTAATCGCAAGAACAGAAACACATAACGCCGCATCTTTTGCCAACCATAAATATCACATGGATATTGGCAACGACTTAGGACTAAACCTAAAAAAAAGATGGTGTGCGGTAAATGATGACCGAACTAGATCCTTCCACGCCAGTGCAAATGGCCAGACAGTAGACGCTAATAGCGATTTTATAGTCAACGGGATGCCTATGGCACATGCAGGAGATAGTAGAGGAGGAGCCAAAAATGTTATCAACTGTAGATGTGTGATACTCTACGTTGATGAAAATGATATTGTCAGATGACATCTAATGGCTATATAATTTAGGATGCCGATACCGAAACCAGATAAAGGAGAAAGTAGAACGCAATTTATGAGTAGATGTCTAGGAGATAGCACTATGGTTGATGAATACAACAATGATCAAAGAATGGCTATCTGTGCAACAGCATACGAAGATTCCAAAGGGGATGATGTAAAAGAAAGAGTTAGACGCGATGTTTACACTACCGAGGAAGAAGCGGTAGAGAGAGCAGAGGAAATAGGATGTGTCGGCTTTCATTCCCTTGATGAGAACGGGAATACCGTTTACATGCCCTGCAAAACCCATGCCGAATATACTGAGCTAACTGGTAGAGAGGTTAGCGGTTACCACGAGGACGAGGACGATAAAAAGAAACCTAAGAAAAAATCCGAAGAGGAAGTGACTGAGACCAAGGACTATGAAAGCTATGTGCAGGTAGCGGCAGAACTCAAGATGGGTCACGAAGATGACGAGAAAGAAGAAGGGATCTTTGAGGGTTACGGCTCGGTATTTAACAATACTGACTTAGGCAATGACGTAATCAAGAAAGGTGCCTTTTATAAGAGTCTTAAGAAGAAAGGTCCGAAGGGAATCAAGATGCTCTATCAACACAAATCAGACATGCCTATCGGAGTCTTTGAGAAAATAGCAGAGGACGAGAAAGGTCTGTACGTTAAAGGCAAACTAGCCCTACAAACACAGGCAGGCAGAGAAGCCTACGAGCTTATGAAAATGGGCGCACTCTCAGGTCTATCAATAGGATTTAGAACCAACGAAAAAGGTTACCACTATGACAAGCGTACCCGCAAAAGAATCATAGAGGACGTAGAATTAATGGAAGTATCTTTAGTAACTTTTCCAATGAACCCGAGGGCGCAAGTGGATATGGTTAAATCTGAGGATATCACTATTAGAGAATGGGAAAACGGAATGCGAGATGCTTTCAATCTTTCTCGTTCAGAAGCAAAGGTAGCGGCAAAAGCCGTACACCATGTATTTGAGGAAAGGAAGTCTGACGAGATGTTAGACGAAATAGAATCCAGTGCAGAATTGGTAGATGCCATAAAAAACTTAACGCAAACCTTAAAATCTATATAGGAGGAAACTATGGTAGATGAAGTAAAAGAGGTTCTTAACGAGTACGGAAAAGCATTTGAGGAATTCAAAAAAGCTCAGGACGAAAAGTTAGAAACACTTGAAAAAGGTATGAGTGTTGACCCTTTGTTGAACGACAAGATTGAATCCATTGAAGCAAAAATGAATTCTCTTGAAGACATCAACCAAGAAATCACTCAAACCAAAGCTGCGAATGAGAAGATATCTGAGAAGTTGGATAACCTTGAGACTGTCCTTAAAAGACCGTCAAGTGGTTTTGACACAAAACAGGTAGACGACCATACGCAAGCATTTGAGGCGTACTGCAGAAAAGGAATAGACGGCTTAAGTGACGTTGAAAAGAAAGCCTTGACTGTAAGTAATGACACTACTGGAGGCTATCTTGCACCGCCAGAGTACATTAGAGAGTTACTAAAAACAGTAACAGAAATCTCGCCAATCCGATCAATCGCAAGAGTCAGAAGCACTGGTCAAAGATCTGTACAGGTTCCAAAAAGAACTTCTACTTTCTCTGCACAGTGGGTCGCTGAAAGCGGAACTCGTTCTGAGACTACAGGCTACAACGTCGGGCTAGAAGAAATTCCTGCACACGAATACTACGCCATGGTAGACATCTCAGAGCAAGACCTTGAAGACTCAGTCTTTGACTTAGAAGCAGAAATGCAATCTGAATTTGCAACACAGTTCGCAAAGGCAGAAGGAACAGCATTTGTTTCAGGAGACTCAGTTGGTAAACCAGAGGGAATCTTAACTAACTCATCTGTTAGTTCAGTCAACTCGGGTTCTGGAACTGCTTTAACAGCAGATGGCCTTTTGACCTTGGTTCACTCTATTAAGAGCGAATACTCAAGAAACGGTACTTTTATTTTCAATAGAAGCACACTAGCGGCAATCAGACAGCTAAAAGACACTGCAGGTCAGTACGTCTTTCAACCTGGCATGATGCTAACTGGTACAGTAACTAACACGATTCTTGGCTACCCTTACGTTGAGGCAACTGATATGCCTGACGTTGCAGGTTCAGCTAAACCAGTTGTGTTCGGAGACTTTGCTCGTGCCTACATGATTATAGACAGAGTAAGCATGGCCGTTCTTAGAGATCCTTTCACCCAAGCTACTACTGGAAATGTGAGATACATTGCTAGACGTAGAGTTGGAGGACAGATCATCCAAGCAGAAGCTATCGTTAAACAAAACATAAGCGCATAAGGAGTAATATATGAAAGACTTAAGTAATAATATTGTCCCTGTTGTAAGCATCAAAAATGCGGTAAAAACTGCCGCAGAGAATGGAACTGGAGTAGACCTACAAGGCTACGAAGGTGCTACTGTTCTTGTTGATGTTGGAGCAGAAGGAGATACACTTTCAAGCTCAGTACATTTTGAAGTCTCGTTGGAGGAATCCGATGACGACTCAACTTATACTGATGTTGCTCAGGCAGGTATCATTGACGGTACTATCGCTTCGGGAGGAATCTTCTTGAAGTTAGATGGAACTACTGGAGGTGATCCTGGCACTGCAGGTGGTATCTTTAGAGTAGGTTATGTTGGCGGTAAACGATACATCCGAGTTGTATTGGCTAAGACTGGAACACATTCCAACGGTACTCCTATTGGAGCCATGGTTGTGAAGAGTCATGCTAGACACAGCGAAGATAACGCTTTTACAGCGCATAACGCTTAATGACTAATGTGGGGGGGCGCAAGCCCCCTCATTTATGAGGAAAAACAAATGGCAAAATATAAGATTATGGTTCCCAAGCCTGCCGCAGCTAACGAGCTAGGTACGGACACCAAACTTTACGTTGTTGATGAAATGGTAGATGCCAGTGAAGAGTGGCAAGATTCTATAATGAAGTCTTTCGTGGCCAATGGTTGGGCTATGGAAGTCAAGGTAGACGACTTAGCAGACGTAGAAGTAACAGAGCCAGTAAGGGCTAGAAATGACAAAGGACACTACATAGCTGACGATCCTTCCACACCCGATGTCAATGAGGCATACGAGGGCGGGAAAGCTCCGAAGAAAACTACTAAGAAAACAACTAAGAAAAGTACAAAAAAGAAATCATCTTAGTGTGATAAGATGAAGTTAGCAGACGCTTAAATGGAAGATTCCATGCTTTTAACTAAATTATTTATAGGGTTTTTTAATGGCAGCAGGATTCCATCATTTCATAATAGAGCAGGGAGCATCGTTTCTCCAAACTCTTACGCTTAAGGATTCAAGCGGAACTGTCATAAACCTAACAGGCTACGCAAGTGCCGAGATGGATCTCAGAGAGAACCCAGAAGCCGCATCCCCAATTCTCACACTAACCACAGGCAACAGCAGACTTACTCTTGGAGGTTCTGCAGGGACCATCGCCATCAACGTATCGGGCAGTGATACGGGTGGACTTACCGCAGGGGATGGAGTGTATGACCTAGAAATAACCGATGGCTCAGGCAACATCTACAGAGTGCTAGAAGGCACCTACGCAATTAGAAGAGGAATCTCAAGATGAGTGCTAGTACAAATACGATAACCGTAGTAGATACTTCGGGCATCACGGTCACCACCGTAGGCACGCAAGGACTCGCGGGTCCAAACACAATTCTAAATAGAGATGTCTCTAGCACTACTGCAGGCACGAACGATAACGGCGCAGGTCTTATCTACGACCATGCCAATACAGAATGGAAGGCTACCACTGACAGTAACGCTTCCAGTCTAAACTTTAAGCTCCAGAATTTAACTTTTGCTTCAGGGCAGACCGTTACCCAGATTCTAGACGAAGATAACTTCGCTAGTGACAGCAACCAGGCTCTAGCCACGCAACAGTCAATCAAAGCGTATGTATTAGCGCAGGTCACTTCTCAGGACATAGATTTTCAGGGCGATAGCGGAGGGGCGCAAAGCGTAGACCTAGATTCGCAAGTTTTCAATATTTTAGGGGGTACTGGACTAGACACCTCGGGTTCTGGTCAGACGCTTACCGTAGCCATAGATAGCACGGTCACAACACTTACGGGTTCTCAAACCCTAACCAATAAAACGCTTACTGCTCCTGTACTAAATAATGTAGATATCAATGCAGGGGATATAGCTTCAGACACCGTTATTAATAAGTCCCCCACGATCACACTTGCAGGAGATCTAAGTGGTAGCGCAACTCTCTCCCTTTTAGGCGATGCCACTCTTACTGCTACAGTCGTTAATAATGGTGTCGCTTTAGGCACAGATACCACGGGAAACTATGTACAAGATATAAGTGCAGGAGAAGGCATAGACGTAAGTGGCTCTGGCTCAGAAACAGCAAGTGTCACGATCTCTGCAGAAGACGCAACGGAAACCAATAAGGGTATCGCCTCTTTTGATGGAACTGACTTCACCGTCTCTTCTGGAGATGTCACGGTCAATGTAGAAAGAATACAAGACATAGTCGGAGGTATGGTCTCAAGCAACACGGAGTCTGGCCTAGCGGTCACCTACGAGGACAGCGACGGTACCCTAGACTTCAACGCAGATGACTTTACGATCTCAC